GCGTCCTGTATCAAGGTCAGTGTATAATGCACCTTCCCATCTATATTGCTTTCCGTCTTTGCCTTTTACAACATCACCTTTTGCAACTGTTTTAGTTTCAGGTGCTGCACCGCCTTTAGCTGCTGCGGCTTTTTTAATTGCAGCAATACCTTTTTTATCATTAGGTTTAACTGTAGTTGGTTTACCGTCTACACCTGCAATAACATCTTCGCCACTTGCACTCTTGACAACACTTCCTGGTTCTGCTGCTGGCGCAGAATCATCAGCTGGTGCTGCGCCTCCACCTTGTGCTGCTGAATCATCTGCAGGTGCGTCTGTTGCTGTTGAAGCTGCTGGCTGTGCAGCTGGCTCATCCGGGTCGCCTACGTTTTTAGCTTTCAGTTCTACACCTTGCTCTTGTCCGACTTGAGAAATTTGTTCCGGACTCATTCCCATGCCTTGCAGAATATTTATAATCGAACCGGTGTCGGTTGGCTCACCGGCTTTTTTCCAAGCACTCATCATTTTGTTATAAGTTGCTTTGTTACCTAGTTCTTTGCCTGCTGCTTTTGCACCTTTGGCAATAGCACCACCTGCTGCTTTTGCACCTTGTGCAACTTTAGCTCCTGCACCTTTAATCATGTCAGCAAAACCTGCTTCTGCGATGTAACGATCAAACTCTGCTTGCATGTCTACTGATTCTCCAGCAGCTCTCATAATGCCAGCTCTGCCTTTTAAATCGCTAGGATCTACTGCTGTTGCTTTACTATCTACTCCCGCAATCTTTTTATTTCCTGCTGCACTTGTTACAACATCACCTGGCTTTACTTCATCGCCGCCAATTTTAAATGCGCCTTTTTCGCCTGCACCTTGTATACTACCTTGTGCAACTGCTGCAATAGCACTGTTTGCTGCTGTTAGATTTTGTAAGAATGCATCATTTTGCGCTGCAACGTTTTGGGCAATTTCATTTGCTAGGTTCATATCTGCAATAAACTCTTTTGTATCAAATGATTTTGCAAAATTCCATAGATCATTAAATGCATTAATCGCACCAGGATCTGTTGTACTTCCTGTTGCTGCGGTTGCATCTTTCATAGCATCAAGAAGTGATGTAAACTCTGCAACACGATCTTCAGGAATAACCATCGAACCTAGTTCTTTAATAGATTGAAATCCAGGTGCTGATAGCTCTTTTGTAAATCCAACTTCAAGTGTTGTAAGCCCTGGTGCTTTATCGAAAGGTACTGCATCAAAACGTAATCCTTCTAACCAATCACCGATGCCTTGTAATGCCCAACCTGCAATAGCACCGTATGCTGCTGTTTTAACTGCTTTACCAACTGCACTCGAAAGGTCTTCACCTTTAAGCAACTCATTTGTTGAACGTAGAATCAAACCTGCTGCTGCACCGCCTGCTGGTCCGCCAACGAATGCTGCAATAGCTGTTAAGATACCAACTGCAATACTTGCCTTACCTGGATTTGCTTTTGCCCAGTCACTTACTTTTACAATACCTTGTACAATCTTATTGTCAGGATTGTTTGCCATAATGTCAGCTTTTAGATCATTAAACTTTTTGTCCATGTCTTTAACTGGACCAGCTTCTTTAGCAGCTCTACCTAGTTCATTAATCTTAGCATCAACTTTTTTGGCTAGTTCGGCTGTCATTTTAACTGCATTTCCGGCAGCATCTACTGCTTTGCCAGCGGCGGCGCCAGCCTTACCTAGAGCATTTTTATTTGTACCCGATGCCATTGCATTAGCTTCTGCACTTTTAAATATTGCTTGTATTTGATCAGCAGTTAGTTCTGCTTCTGCTAGTTTAACATACTGCTCTAGCAAAGGAAATAGTTCACGTTCCCATCTTAACTGATATTTTTGTTGTGCTTCTGTAAGATCGTGCCAGCCTTCTTTTAAGATTCTGTGTGAACGGTTTTCAAATAGTGTTACTTCTTGTAGTTTCATTTTAACATTCCTGCTAGTGCTTGTTTTTCAGTTGGCGATAATGTGTCTAACATTTTTTGTACGTCTGGTGGTATTTCAGTTGCATTAGCTTGTGCATTTGGCTTAGCAACAGTTTTTGAAACTGGCTCAGAGGCCGGTCCGCCTACAGCTTTTCCGCCTGTGCCACCTTGTTGTTGACCACCTTGTTGTTGACCACCTTGTTGTTGACCAGCCTGCGATCCTTGTTGTCCAGACGATTGTTGCTGTCCGCCAGGAGCGGCTTGTCCGCCACCGCTTTTCATTTGAGCATAGCCATCGCTTGCCATTTTGTTAATGATATCGTAGATCTGCTGCTTGTTAAGTGTTCCCTGAGGAATCTTTGCTTGATTATAGTTATAAGTGTTTTGAAGGAAGTTTGCTAGATCATCACCTGTTGCAGTTTTAACATTTTTTTGCTGAGTGCCAAGATACTTGTTAAATTTAGTGTAAACATCATTTGCAGTTTTACCAACATCGGCCTTACCTGCTAAGTTAGCAGCAGTATTTTTCATGCCAACTGCACCAGCCAGCCCAGCACCAACTCTACGACCTAGTTGTTTAAACATACCAGCAGGGGCTTCATCTATTTGTTTTTGTTCTAGTTCAGATATCTCAGCGATCTTCATGTCAAACGATTCCTTTGTGATTATAATGTATTTATTTAACTTTTTGAATATCTACTTCGTAGATATTTGTTTTCGCTAACGCTCAAACTATTTACTTCGTTTGTTGATAGAAGTAAATGATATAAAGATCAAATCGTTATTACGAAGTAATAACGTTTAAGCTTCATGTAGATTGTTTCAGTCAGACGGAACCTGTTATGGTTCCATCTAATCTCAAAACTTCATGTGAGTTCGTCACAGCCGAGACTTGGAAGTAGGTGTTTTCTGCTGTACAATGGGCTCTGACCTTTCCCAACCTACGTCGACATCGCTTGCGCTACCCGTTGCTTCGTTCCTGTGCATACGGTTTTTATGTACAATGTGCAGTTTTTCGACAGCCAACATTCCATCTATGCCAATCAAACATCCTACTACCGGATGCCGCTCAGCATGTTACGTGTGTTCCTATACGGAAACTTTTTCCACAGCGGTATTTTCAAACTGGCCCGCCAACCTTATGTGTTGGATTGTTTTGCCTTGATGCTATGTTCTAGCAATGCCTGTCGTAGTTTGTCTGAACCGCCAACTCTAACATTAATAATACCGTTGTAATAATCATCTCTCTCTAATACACGGCGGTCAAACTGTTCTCGTGCCTCTATGTAAGACATTTCTCCACGGCCTTTGCATAGGTATAGTATTTCTCTTGTGAAGTTTTTTGGGCCTAGTGCCTTTACGTCTGCATTTAATCTGTCTGATGATCCCCAATAGTCACGCCAGTCTGATTCTTTGTAGCCTCTGCGTTTATTTTTTTTGCCTTTGAGAGGTGGTTTAGTTGTTTTAAACTTTGCTAGTTTTTTGCCTACGTATTTTTGCCCAGTGGTTAGATTGGTTATGAGATAAACAAAGCCTTCATACTCGTCTGGTATAGTATCGATTGCCTTCCCTTCATAAGTCCACTGCATGCAGTACTTATGGATTGCCTTTTTTCTTTGCCTCTTTTTTGGTTAGATGCTTGTCATGCACTTCTTCCATGCGTTCTTTTGCTAAACTGCGAATATCTCTCAAACATTTTCTTACATAACGGTGTGTTCTAACACTATTACGTTTTTCAAACTGTTCATTTGCACGGAAATATTCTAAATATGCCTGTGCTAACTGATCATGTGTGTCGTCTTTAATCATTCTACTATATCAATATCGTTTGCATATGAAGTAAAGCCGTTTTCTTTAACAACTTTAAGTACGTGATTCACTCTTCCGACTAGTTCATCCTTGTGACTAATCAAATAAATGTTCTTATCACGTTCTCTACCCATCTTTTTAAGGATGCTCAGTGAGTTTTCAACACCAGCAGTGTCCATTCCGCTATCAATCAACTCGTCAATAAACAATAAGTTGATGTTTTGGTACAAACTTTCCCAAACATCACGGAATGCAAAGCTCAATCCTAGGATCAAACGATTACGTTCGCCTCTTGACAGGTTATCAAAGTCTAAATCCTGTCCTAGCTGTGTGATTTCTACGTTTAGGTCGTTTTGGAACACTACTTGGTGAGGTAAACCTAGCTTATCTAGGTAATATGTAAGCCTATTGTTCAAATATGCAAGATTCTGGTCAATAATCTTCTTGCGAATGAAGCTATCTTTATTTGTAAGCAGTTTTAACAAAAATTCTTGATGTTCTTTGAATGAAGTAAGGTCATTTACAACATCCCATTTGATTTCTTGGATAGCTGTATTGTTCAAATCGTCAATCTGTACCTGATAAGGGTCTTCTTCGTTCTGTTTATTTGCTAGTGTTTGCTTTAGATTGTCAACATTGCTTCTATGCTCGTATGCTTCTTTTGCTGTTTCATAGAAAGTATCAGGACGACCGTTGATATCACCTATCTGTTCTAGGCCTGTAAGCACATCTTGAAGTTTATCAGCTACTTCTGTTTGATACGCCATTGCATCGTTTAGTTCTTTTACTTTTCTTGACTCAATTTCTTCTTTTTTGTCGTTATGTAGTGCTTGTCCGCATGTATAACAAGTAGCATCGTCAAGATTTGCGATGTCTTTTTCTGCTTTTTCTACAGATTTAGTGGCACGTAACAGTGCGCTCTCTAATGTGCTTTTTTCTTTATTAAGAGCCGTAATAGCATTGTTCATTTCTGTCCAGTTTGCTAGTTTTTCGTGCGATTCTAGCTCTATGTTAATATCTAGTTGTTCTAGTTCTTGTATATTTTTCTCTAGTTTGTCAACTGTGGCCTGTTGTGAAGTTCTCCATGCACGTTGTCTGCTTACTAGACTCTCAATAGTTGATTGAATCTTTGAGTTAGCAGTTTGTATTGCTTCAATCTTGAGGGTTTCTTCTGTAATAGCATCCTTTGTACGCTTTACTTCGTCTTTGAGCAAGTCTGCTTTTTCAGAAAGAAGTGTAATACCTAGCAACTGTTCAATAATAGCACGTTGATCGTTTTGCCGCATACTTAGAAACGGCTCTGAGTAAGTGTTTAGTGCAACAACGTGTTTGAACATGTCATGACTCATACCTAATAAGTCATTAATGCTTTCTTGTGTCTTACGACTATCGCCTTGTGACTCGTCTGTAAGCTCTTGCTCGTGTTCGTCGATAAAGAACTTGAGTACATTAGGAGAGCGACCGCGCTCAATCCTATAATCTACTCCGTTCTTTTCGAAGTGTAGGGTGACTAACATCCCCTTACTATTAGTCTTATTAATAAGATTATTTCGTTTGATGTTAGTCAGTGCTTGACCGTACAGAGCGTATGATAATGCGTTGATTATCGTAGTTTTGCCAGTACCGTTGCGTGATCCAGAATCGTCACCTCCTTGGTCTAAGTTTTCGCCAAGCACAAGAGTTAGCTGTTCACGGTTAAAGTCAACAGCTTGAGTCTGGTTTCCCACACTCATAAAGTTTTTTACAGTCAAATCTTTTATTTTAATCATTCTAAACCATTATAGATGTCCAACAACATCTTCTTGTTAAAGTTTTCAGTGTCAAGTTCTGCAATCTCACTTGCTACAATCTGATCGACACTTTCAAACTGTGCAATATCTAAGTTTGTTGAGATTTCTTCAATCTGTTTTTGTGGAATCAGTGTTATTTCTCTACAGCCATACTGTTTAATAAATGTTTCTTTAAGAAAGTTTGCTTCTTCATAACTAACAGGCAAATCTAATGTAACACGCAGATACATTTTAGGCTTTATAATCTCTTCTGTACGATCAAGAAGCTCTGATAGTTTAACTGTACGATACTTCGGACAGTTCCACCAGTTGATATACTCTGGTTCAGCGTTGTTTTCACGGTCTAATATCATCATGCCACGCTCATCATCCCATGCATCTGCATAGTTGTGCGGGAAAGCATTACCAATATAGTGAATCTTGCCTTGCTTTTGACGCTTGTGGAAGTGCCCACTGAACACATACTCTTGGTTCTTAAAGTGTTCAGCCCGTAAGTCGCCGTGATCAGGCATCTGTACCATTGCATTCATATAGAAACTAGGAAGCTCGAAGTGACCAAACAAATACTTGGCTTTGATCTTTTCCATTTTCTTCCATTCATCACCTATTAGCCACGGAACAAGTGCAACATCGTCTTCTACAGTAATCTTATCTACCACCGTAATACCTGGAATGTGTCTTGCAAACTCTGTTGAACTTACATCACGTTTGTCTTTGTAGTATAAATCGTGATTACCAACAAACATCAAGCACTTTTCAAATGCTTGACCTAGTTTTTCCATACTACGGATTGTTGCATCCATAGTTGTAAGGTTAAGACTGTTACGATTGTGATGCCAGTCACCGCAGAAAATAGCAGTTTCACAGTTATTTTCTTTTGCTTGTTCGATAAACCAATCAATAAACTCTTCACAGTCGTCGTTGTGTATTCGACTGTTGCCTTTTAATCCAAAATGGATGTCAGTAAACACCGCAGCTTTTTTAAACAAAGAATATCCTCCATGCACACTTGTTAAAGTATACTATATAATTTAACACTTGTCAACTGTTTTTTTCTTTAAAGATGGATGCTTGTGCTTCTTCATTTCTTTTAACACTTGCTTCCCATTCTCCTTGGTTTTGGCGTGTGTAACTAGGATTTAAGTCGTTCATTTCAAGAATATCGTCTCGAATGTTCTGATTGCGTTTTTCAATATTAATAACTCTAACAAATGAGTTAGTAACTGCCGCTGTGTAATATGCAAATGGGTTTTGTGACTTAGATTCATCAAATTGTAGTCCAATTTGTGCAAGTTGTAAAATAGCTTGCCCCTTCATTTCGTCATTATATGTATAACCACGAACATTTCCTCTTGTAGCATAACGATCGCATAACTTCATCCACATTAAAGCAAGGTTATCTGTAGCCTTGCCATGGTCTTTTGAAAAATATCCGTTTTCCATACCACCTTGCCAGTGACTTTTCCCTACACAAATAAGTTCTCCTTCATCATTAAACTTATAATGTTGAAAAGGTGGAAAA